TCCCGGTGGGGCCCCTGGAACTAGTGGAGGAACTGGAAGGGCTCCTGGAACTGGAAGCCCGGTACCCGTTCAAGCCGGGGGCGGTCAAGGAACTCAACAATCTACAATGCAAAGCATAGCCGAAAACCTAGGTGCCAACGCTGACATGATTGTCGCTCAAGTTGGCGTGGACATTGCAGCTACTCTTGCTTCGGAACAGAAGGCGATAGCTAAGTACATCATGAAACGTGGTATGAAAAATCCTGCTACGAAAGCCTTGTTTGAAAAAGGTGCCAGTAAGATGCTCAAAAAAACGTTCACGGGTCGTCTTAAGAACGTTTTCAGTAAACTCACGGCAAAGACGCTCGGAAAACTTGGCGCCAGGTGGACAAAGAGCGCTGCTCAGGCTGGTAAAACGGCGACACTCATAGCAGAGAAGGCTGCCCGAGAAGCAGGTGAGAGAGCGGCAGAAACAGCAGCAAGAATAGCCGCGCAAACGGCAGCTAAAACAGCTGCAAAACAAGCCACAACAGCCAGTCTAGGCCCTATAGGTTGGGCATACGATGCCGTGACCGTAGTGAGTATAGGTTTAGATATAGCCAATGCTGGAAACTATGCAGAGTTGGCCCAGACAAGTGATTTATTACAAATCAAAAAAGAAATTGATCGAGAGGTCCTGAACGTAAACTTGGCTTGTTCGACAGTTCCACCAACGGCCGATTGTCCCATGGATCCAGATGCTCCCCCTCCTCCTATTGACCCCGACACGGAAACAAAGCCCGGTAGATATCCTTCATTTTACGGACCCCTGGACAAGGAACAGAGTGATGACTACGCAGCATTTTACACTAAATTAACAGACAAGGTTGTAGACCTCGTCACGACCAAACCTTACCAACCACGTGTACAGGCTTTGTTCGACCAGATGAATTTAGATTATGGACAGTTATTTGCAGAGGCTTTTAGAAATGCAGGTGTTGACCCTGACACTGTTCAAATACCTGGAATACCGGATGATCAGTTTGCAGCTACTTTCATCGCTTACTGGTCGGATACAGACAGTGACTACTTTTATGAAAAGGCGTTTGACGCCTTGTGTGAGGATGCAGGAGGTGTGGTGTTTTCCGCTGGTCAGGGATGGGACCGTCAGTGTACTTACAGGACAGAAAACGAGTGTCATGCACAGTACCCGTGGCCTCCCCCGGACGATGCAGGAGACTTGACGTATACAGAATGGCGTGCTAAACCGTGGTTTAACCAATTCAAGAATACAGACGGAACAAATACTTTGGATATGGCGAGTATTCCATCGGATGGTGCGTGTATAGTCGCGTCACCCGGCCTTCATCAGCTGTGTGATCAAGAAATCAAAACGGGTTCTGGAACGGCGAAAAATATTTATCAGAGGAACACCGGTGAATGTTACAACTCTCCGGAACTTTGCCATATAAAGGGCGTGGCATACGCATCAGCTATGGACCCTGGTTCTATGGCTAATCTCACCGATCACCCTCTTCCATCTTGCTATGTGAATGATTCGATGAGAGCATGTGAAAACATAGTAGGCATAACAATTTGCCGAGCTCTTCAGTCGGGTGGTGACGTCGCCGGAGCTAGAGATTTGCGCGATACGAACATACAGACTAGCGACCCAGTCGTGGATGCCTTTGCAAATCAGGCTGAAGGTTTTGCAGCTTCTATAGGTGCCAGTTATCTTACAGGAAGAGAAGGAATCATCGCGGGATTTTCCGTCATGTCAGGTGGTCAACAAACGTATGACCAGATTGAACAAGGGCTCCAAGATACAGTCGCTGTGGCTGGAAACGGTCTTACAAATTTAGCAAACAGATCAGAACAAGGAAGTGTGACGGCTGCACTTGCGCTCCCAAGTGCTGCAATAGTCGCCGGTGCTTCACTTGCGATCGCGGCTATAGGTTCAGCATTTTCAGCCCTGGATACGGCCGTGACGGCATCGAGAACGCAAAATTATCCTCAACCCGTGTGGTGCGGTAACGGACCAACATGTCGTCCGGGTGAAACCATAGTTTCAGGTGGTGTAGACTGGCGAAGCTGTGACATTCTAAATTGCAGATGTGGTGGAGTTATAACAAACGGTATATGCTGCCCCGAGTTTCATACCGGTTCGATGGTGAACGGCCAGGCCAAGTGCACGCCCATGCCCTTCCCTTCATGGTGGAGCGAAGCGGCTAAAAATTCTTGTCAGAGATGCTCTGAGGGTTACAACCGGGAAGAGGCTGTAAACCGCAGGATGGAAGATGTGTGCTACGATAGATACGATGGGTACGCTTATGACCCGTCAACTGAAGAATATCAACAAGTGTTCACTCCGGTATGTGAACAACAAGAAAGGTATGATACCGTGTATACATGGGTCCCAGGTTCTTGTGAAGGCACTACAACCGATAGAGATCCTAGAGCTTTCGGAAGTTTGGCAGAATATTGTGCAGCCGGTCAAACGGGTCAGGAACTCGCTGATCAGGCGTGGAGTAATCAGGTGGCGGCTGAACAACAAGCGTGGCTGGACAATTGGGCCAATTCTCAACCCACATCAGACGCATGGTATACGAACCAATGAGATTACATCATAGAGTTATTAATGTTCCAGCGAGCATAAGATTTGCTTAGCTCACATGAATAGTTGCTGTACTTGTCAGAAATGGCGATAAGGTCTTCTTTCGTCTTCTTCTCAGTTTTTGCCTTGAGCAGCTCAGCTTTGAGCTCATCTGCAATCTGCTGAGTCTGAAGTCTGAAACTAGCCGTCACTTCAGCTGCACTTTTCAAATTTTCGAATGTTTGTAAAGTGAAGGTTGACATACAAGGACGCATAGACCACAAAACAAACACGAGAATTACCAGTGCCGCGACGGCAAAAACGTTCTGGAGGTTCATTTATATATTAATGGTATAAAATTTTACTTCATAGACATGTACACACCGAAGCCTAATACACCGATGCAGCACAAACAACACAAGATGAATATTATCCATTTAGTCGAGTCACCCATATCTTTCAGAAACGGGAAGAGACCGTTGAGAAATCCAGACAGTCCTCCGCCCGCTGCGTTTCCTAGGTTCTCTCCTGCGTCGTTGACGGATGCAGCCGCCTGAGCCGCGACAGTCGTTCTCACGTCTATTTCGCCACCCGGGGTCAAAACCGTCAGAACCGTTGATCCAAAATCAACTTCAATTTGACTATTTGAAAACACAGACTTTACAGTTGCCGGACCATCTATAGATGGCGTTGTCTTTGTACCCCGGAAAGTCAAGTCGTCCGTCTGTAAGATTCTCATCGCAGGGGTAAATGTAATTTTAACTATACTTCTTGAAGATGCCGAAGAGTACTCTATTTTTGTAATTCCACGTGGAGTGTTGTTGCTCTCTTCGGCCGCCTGATTCGCCTGGTAATACGTGTACAGTCCCAGACCTGCTGCTGCTGCTGCTGCTGCGTATGGAGCCATGTCCCCAGCACCTTTACCAGCCCGGCGAGCAGCTTGTTCGGCAGCTTGTTCTGCAGCTTGACGAGCCGCCTGTTCACCAGCCTGTCTTGCAGCTTGTTCGGCAGCTTGTCGTGAAGCCTGCTCAGCAGCTTGTCTCGCAGCTTGTTGCGCAGCCAAATCGGCACCTTGATCCGCTGCTGCACGGGCAGCTTGTTCACCGGCTTGACGGGCAGCTTGTTCAGAAGCTTGCCGAACCGCCTGTTCAGTAGCTTGGCGGGCAGCCTGCTCAATGGCTTGGCGTGTAGCTAAAGACGCCATTATATATTGGACCCATATTATTTTTTAGCCATCATCATAATTAACACACAGCAGCAGCACATCAGACACGCCGAGCCTCCAATGGTCGACCACTGTTTCCACGGACACTCCAAGTACTGCTCGACAATTTTACCTGGAAATTCAAACGGGTCGTCGGCCCAACACGTCGCCGGTAAGTTGGACGGCCGAGGGCCGGCCGGGGAAGGCGCTGGCCCCGGTGCGGGAGCCGGTGAACTCATTTATAGTTTGTAAACATATTGTTAGGATGAAGGCCATCATTCACACCCCCTACTATGATTGGGACGGGCGTAAGTACCTGGAGGTCCTGCTCGATGGCCGCGTGACCCGCCTCAAAGTTCCCTTCCGGTACGGCCGGGTCATGTGTCGCGTCGAAGGTCTCAAAACGGTCCAGGAGTTCCAAAAGGGTGATCAAATTGAGATTGAAATTGAGAAGAAGGTTTGGGACGGAGTGGAACACCTGGTACTTAAGAGTGTTGCCGACTCTTAGGGCAAGAGCCGGATGTCAGTCCTCACACGAAACGGCTACGTCTGTGAGGGTTCACCCGAAATAAAGAAGGATCTCACTGTTAGGCCACAGACAAATGCTCTTGGGTCTTCCGGACCCGGGCTCGGTCCCTCCTTCAAGGTTTTTCGGGTGGTCAAACAAGGTTCAGAACCGGCCTTCGGCCGCACAGAGTCTTCGACTCTGGTCGTTCCCCGCTATTATGGCTTCGGGAGGTTCGGGCCGCCCTCCAGGGACACCCGGCCTGCTTGTGCTGGGGCTCCTGGGATTGTTTTCACTGGACGCCTACGAGACGCGACGCGACAGCCAGAAGCCTTTGCAGCTGGAGTCAAAGCCTTTGAAGAAACGGGCGGGGGCGTTCTGTCCCTTCCATGCGGATTCGGGAAAACGACCGTTTCCCTGGCTCTTTCGGCACACCTGAAGGTCCGGACCATGATTGTCGTTCACAAAGAGTTTCTGGCAAACCAGTGGGTCGAGAAGATCAAGGAGTTTTGTCCGGGCGCAACCATCGGCCGTGTCCAGGGGGACACTTTTGACATCGAGAAAGACTTTGTCATTGCCATGATTCAAACCATGTGTATGAGAGAATTTGACAAAAAGGCTTTTGATTCCATAGGTCTTTTGATTGTTGATGAGGCTCACCATATAGGTGCTCCCGCCTTTTCACAATTCATGTTTAAAATTTGTCCCCGATGGACCCTGGGACTTACCGCGACGCCAGAACGTAAAGATGGGCTTACACGGCTCTTGTATTGGTTCCTTGGTCCCGAGTTCTTCAAGGTTGAGCGGGTCAATCAGGGGACGACAAAGGTCCAGACTCTCCAGTACAGCGATCCAGCCTTTTACGAGTCCCCCCCAGTAACGCGGTTTGGACAACTCAACATGGCTGGAATGATCAACATCGTCACTGAACTCCAGGACCGGAACGACCTCATAGTCCAAACGGCTGAAGAAGCGCTCATGGACGGGCGGCGCGTACTGATACTTTCCGACCGGCGCGAACATTGCTTTTACTTACAAAATAGGCTCGGCTCTAACGCAAAACTCTATGTAGGCGGGATGAAAGAAAAGGACCTCGATGAATCTGCTAAAAGTCCCATCGTGGTTGCCACGTTTCAATTGGCCCATGAAGGTCTGGACATACCTGCACTGGACACGGTCATTTTAGCCACTCCAAAATCCGACATAAAACAGTCGATAGGTCGGATTATGAGGGAAACCCCAAAGGATACTTTGGGGGCCCGGGCCGGTAAAGTGAATGATCCTTTGATTTTTGATATCGCAGACCAATGGTCTGTTTTCTTTGCAATGTATCGCAAACGCTTGAAGGTTTATAGGGAGGGGGGTTTTGAAATTAGTTCCGAAATTGCTGAAGACACTAAACCTACAGAAGTCTTTGGAAAGGGCCGGTGCTTATTTTGACCTACGACTTATCGCGAAACCAATACCACCGAGTAACAAAACTATAAGAATTACAATAAGAGCAATTACCCAACCAGGGAGGCCTGAAGAAGCCGGGGAAGGGCCCGGTGAACCTGAAGGAGCGAGACACTTTCCCATACGCGCGACTAGACCATCCGGAAATGGTGCTATACCACCGCGCCTGGCCTGAAAGCACACGTCATACTGAGCGTTTCCGTTCATGGCAGCTGGCGTACTAGAACTAGGGACGAACCCTTCACCACACGCAGAACCTTTTGGTACAGACTTGAATCCGTTGGATATGGCCCATGCCGTATAATCTGGAACCGCTTCACAGTTTTTCATAGCATCGTTATAAACAGATAAAAGACCTGGATCAGATCCACTTGACGTGATTGGAGTAGGGGCCGTCGGAGGACACGGAAAAGCACACATCGCGTTCCGGGCTGGACAACCAGGGTCCACTTGTGGCGGGCATGAACAATAGTCACATACAGGTTCCGGTTGACTATCCCGGGGAAGACCTTGTACTCTCGGTGGTGTATCAATTGAGTACCTCTTATTCATCATTATAATGGTTGTGAATTTATTTTGACCCACGCATGGAATCCACGAGACCAAGCACGAAAATGCCAATCACAAACCCCATCACGACGAAATTACACTCTGTATTGTCTGATACTGGAAGTCCTTTATCGGGGACGACTCTTGGTGGTCGCGCTGGGGGATTTTCATCGAATGGCGCATAGGCCACCGCCATTACTTGTATATGTGAAAAAAAATTATTAAGACCAAGTCCGAAGGACTTGTGATTCCGACTTGTGAAAAATTATTCAACTGGAGGGTGCATGAATGCAAAACCGAGTGCGGCGCCCCCTACGACGGCCATTATGGCTGCGAGTACGAGCATCCTTCGGTCCTTTGGTTTGTTAGGGGTGGGAAGTTTTTAAGACCAAGTCTGAAGGACTTGTGATTCCCGGATGCTGCCGCGCTACTTTAAACCGAGTCCCTTCGGGATTCTCTCTCAAAGGGACACTTCCTTCTTCTTTGGCCGCCCCCGTCCCTTTCCACCAGTGCCCTTCACGTTCACATCCTTCGTGTCTGGGTCCCCGGCGTCGATGCTCACAATGTCAGACACGTCGTCGTCCTCTTGTGGCCGCGGGGGCCGCGTCATCTGAGGCTGTGGAGGTCCCATCATCCCCATCAGGGATCCAAAGTCCATTCCGGGTCCACGCATCTCCCGACGCAGACCGCCTGCGGGAGGTTCGCCAGCCGCTGGACCCGCCCCGCCGCCCGGCTGAGCCCGTGAAACCGCATCCACCATGTTCTGCATCAGCCCAGGGTTCTGCTTCATCACCTGAGTCACGTTCGGCACCGCCGCCTTGAACATGCTGTTCGTCAGGTGGAACATCATCGCGGATCCGCCAACCATCATAATCAGCTTCACCTCTGGTGCCACTTGCACCTTCGTCTTGTACTTGTTGTATAGCTCCTCAAACACGCCGTCATAGTCCTCAACATTCTCCATGGTGTTCTGGGACCATCCGTTCAGCTCCAAATCAAAAGGATCAAACTTGTCATTCAGAAACTCCAGGCCCGTCACGCACGCCACCAGCATACGCCGCTGAAACTTGATGGACCTTTCAACCTCAATTGAATACGTCATCCGCTTGTACTCGGTCCGAATCTCCTCGATGTCGCTGTAAATTGTCAGACGGGCGCTCGACTGAATACCCTTCTTGATCAGGCGAGTAATCTTGTTCAGCAGGTCCGCCTTTTCATCCTCGATCGTCTTGTATCCCTCAGAAGGCACCTGTTCGCCACCGCCTCCAAAACCTCCTCCTTGCTGCTGGCCCCCATCTGGTCCGAAGCCCGCCTCACCGTCGTCCATGTCCTCACCACCGTCAAACTCCTCAGCGAGGGGCGGGGGAGGTGCCGTCCGCTTCCCAGGGTTCATGAACATGTCCATGCCCGCCATGTCGTCGACGGGCTCCTCCCGGGGTCCCGGGGCTCTCTTTGTAAACGGACTGGGCCGCACAGGCTTTGGGCGTACGGCAATAGTCTTTTTCGCAGGAACTTCGATGGAGATTTCGTCGAGCAGCTTTGACTCGTCGTCATCCAGGTCCATAGGCGGCACGTCCATTCTGAAACCTTTTAAGAAAGGAACTTGAAAGCTTTAACGCACTAAAAAAATATTAACAAGTAGTATAAAATGGCATTCAAGTTTGGCAAGGTTCTTACCCAGGCTGTGATCATCGGTCTCCTCGTGGCCATCCTGGTCATGCTCGTCCAGGGCCGTGGCTCCACCTATGAGCCGGCCCCTCTGGTCACCTCTCCCGGTGCAGCGGCTGCCGCAGCTCCCTCAAGCCTGACGGAGATTCCATCGAGCCTGGAGTGCACCCCAGGCCCCTCCGAGAAGGCGGCGTATTACACCCGGGGCCTGACCCCAGGTGGCCTGTGCGGTGACGGCGACATGGTCCGCGAGCAGATTCGCGACTTTAACATCGAGGGCGGCATCGGCGGCTCGCTGCTGGAGCGGACTTGAAACCAAGAGGCGGAGTCGCGCAGCGACTCCTTGTGAGCTCCGGCGGACTCACGAGACGAGAGGTCCCGTGGACCTCGAGCCGACTCGGTTTTTTAATCTTAATGTAAATTAAATGTGTGACACGGAAGTGTACACTGTACGTGTGGATTCGGTGAATTCTACCGTTTCCAACGTCAATTTTACTTCGTACATCAACATTCCCCTGAGAAACGTAGTAAAAGCAGAGCTTCTCATGGCCAGTCTCGAGGCGAACGTCGCATCGTCGAACGTATTTTACGTCTACGTCGATGAATTGACTTCAAAATTCAATGACCGCGCAGACCTCCAGTACACCATCGGAGCCGCAGGTAAAATCTCCACCCAGGGTTCGCTGAGCGCCGCCGTCTCAAACGTCTCCCAGCTTCGCGGAGCCATCGCCTGTATTCCAGCCGAGCACGCACACTCTCGCACCGTCTTTACGCTTTCAGGTTCAGGATTCCCCACGGACGTTTCATTCATAGAGCCTATTCGCCAAATCAAAACCCTGACCGTCACCATCCTCGACGAGCAGGGTAATCTGGCGGTGGACCTGGCTCCCGCCTTTTTGACCCTCCGCTTCACGTGCGCCAAACCTAACGTGTGCCAATACGGCGGACAAATTGTCTGAGTCTTTAATAGATGGAGTACATCGTGTACGTGGACTCTGACAACAGGAATCAGACCCTCTGGCCCGATTCAAACAATTACACGGTTCACTTGACCACCCCAATCTTGAACATCTCAGAGGTTGAGCTGGTCTCGGCCCAGTTGCCTGATTTAGCCACGTCCCAATTCGTCGCCCTGGACATTGCAGAGCTTCGCACACCCAGTCACCTCACCGCATCCGCTCTCGTCAGCACTGGGACTGTTCGCGTCCCGACCGCAAACGCCTTCAACGGCTCGTTCGCCACCATCCCCATCAAAATTACTGGAAACGCCGAATTTTACAATGCAAATTATCGCATCACGACCGTGTACCCGGCGCGCATCGACAAGCTCGACCGTTTGACAATCACGTGGCGCCAACCAAACAACGGAAACCTTTTGATTGCCGGCCGCAACATGTTTCTCCTAAAATTCAAGACGGTCCATGTTCCCATGGATCCCGAGAGACCCCTGAGCCTTCCGCCACCCGTCCCATGGAACAACGGTGATCAGACCAAAATGCTCGTCATAGGTGGCGTGGCCCTCGCGGGCATTTTGATTATTATATCAGTAAAAAACAGATAGACGATGTGTGACAGCATCGCAAATGGGGGCCCCAGGGCATCCGCCGCACAACAGTGCTGTCCCCCTGCGAACGTCATCATCGCCTCAAACGTCCTGGACACAACAGGGAACGTCATCGCTGGTAACGTCATCAGCGTGGACGGAACTTTTACAGGAAACTTGTACGTGGCCGGAAGTATCATTTCAAACATCAGTTACTCGGCCCTGAACGTCGCCGGACCCATCAACGGTGCCAGCATCTGGGGCTCATCCTTTTTTGGAAACGGGTACGGCCTCGCGTCCATCAACGCCTCGAACCTCTTGGGAACAATTTCAAACACGAATTTGCCTCCAAATGGTGTAACCCCAGGGACCTACGGCTCGTTTGCCAACGTGGCCCAAGTCACCGTCGACCAGTACGGTAGGGTTTCAAACGCCTCGAACGTTGCCATTTTGTCGTCACAGTGGACGTCCGTCGCAGGTAACGTGGCGTATCAGAATGGCGTATCCATAGGTACTTTAAGTGCGCCACCCGTGGGGTCGAATCTGTACGTTCTCGGGTCGGCCAACATCTCTGGAACTTTGTATGTAAATTCAGCCATAGTGTACGGCTCGGCAACCCTGAACGTCTTTGGAGTTTCCAACTTGTCAACCACGCTAGCCAGTCTGTACATTGGTAACGGCTCTGGTCTTTCCAATCTGAACGCCTCAAATTTGGTTGGAAATGTAGCATCCGCCAACGTCGCCCTCGTTGTGAGTCAACCCTCCCAACCCAACATCACGTCTGTGGGTACGTTGACTGGGCTGAATATTCAAGGTCTTTTGATTGCCTCGAACGGCTCGGGAATTTCAAACCTAAATCCGGCTAATATCACGGGTAACGTTGCTGCGGCCAACGTCGCTCTCGTTGTGAGTCAAGCCTCCCAACCCAACATCACGAGTTTAGGAATCCTAAACTCCTTAAATGTGGCGGGAATTTCAAACCTAAATTCGGTCGTTGGAAATGGTTACGGACTTTCAAATCTTAACCCGGCCAACATCGTGGGCAACGTCGCTACAGCCAACGTCGCCGGGGTGGTCACCAACCCTGTTCAGACAAACATCACGTCTGTCGGGACGTTAACAAGTTTAACTGTTAATGGGCTCCTGATTGCGTCCAACGGGTCTGGAATTTCAAACATAAATGGGTCAAACGTCTCCACGGTCCCAACGTCGCAATCAGTGATTTCTCCTTCCCAACCAAACATCACCAGCGTGGGTACACTCACGGGCCTGTTTTCGAGTGGAAATGTGTCCGCCCCCTTTTTCGTGGGACAAGGCAACGCTCTGACGAACGTCCAAGCCTCGAGTCTCGTCGGAACTATAAACTATGCAAACACGGCCGGATCCGTCGTGAACCCGGCCCAGCCCAATATAACGTCCGTGGGGACCCTTACGTCCCTTCAAGTCACGGGGAGCGTAACTGGCGGAACATTCTACGGTTCGGGCGCTGGCTTGACCAACTTGCCAGTTGCAAACCTGACCGGAACCGTCAACTACGCCAACACTGCGGGATCCGTCGTCAACCCGGCCCAGCCAAACATCACTTCGGTCGGGACACTCACGAGCCTTTCGGTCATCGGGTCTCTTATTGCCGGTACAATCTCTGGAGACGGCCAGGGTCTCTTTGGTATCCACGCAAATGCAATCATTGAAACTGTCGCGACGGCCAACTCGGTCGTCCAGGCGGCCCAGCCCAACATCACGTCTGTGGGCACTCTCACGGGTCTCAACGTCCAAGGTCTTTTGATTGCCTCGAACGGTTCGGGAATTTCAAACCTTAATTCGTCCAATTTGACCGGGGGGACCGTCCCCCTGACCGTTCTTCCCGTGAGCGGCGTCACGGCCGGTCTCTACGGCTCCGGGGCCAACGTATCCAGTGTCACCGTCGACCAGTACGGTAGGGTCACGAACGCTTCAAACGTCGCCATCACCGCCTCACAGTGGACTTCAGCCTCGGGCAATACAATTTACTACGCAAATTCCGTGGGCATTGGGGCTGTTACCGTACCGTCCGCGACCCTCACGGTTACCGGCAATGCCTACGTGTCTAATGCCCTCACGACCCCAAACATCTTTTTTACGAATCAAATTCAGGCTACAAATTTACCCGTGACGGGGGTGGCTGCAGGAGGTTACGGATCCGTCGCAAACATTGCACAGTTTACGGTTGACCAGTACGGCCGTCTCACGAGCGCCTCGAACATCTCCTTGCCGTCCCTGAGTCAGTGGACGAGCATAGACGCGAACGTAGCTTTTGGAAACGGCGTCAGCATCGGAACCTTGACCAATCCCCCGACGGGCTCGAACCTGTACGTCCTCGGTACGGCCAATGTCAGTGATACGCTCAACACGGCTAATTTCGTGGTTTGGAACCAGGCCAACCTCGTGCGAGCAAACATAACGACGGCGAACATTGCATCGGCCAACTTGACGATTGCGAACGTCGTCACCGCCAACCTGATTACGGCTAACGTCACTAACCTCAGGGTCCAGACCCTGGCCAACCTCGTGAGTGCCAATGTAACTACGGCGAACATAGCCACGGCCAACTTGACGGTTGCAAACATCGTGTCAGCAAACATTGCGACGGCCAACGTCACCAACCTCAGGGTTCAGACACAGGCTAACCTCGTGAGCGCCAATGTAACCACTGGGAACATTGCCTCGGCCAATATAATCACCGGCAACCTGTTGTCGGCCAACGCCACGAATCTCGTCGTCACCGGTCAAGAGAATGTGGCGACCCTCAACGTCTCGACCCAGTTTGTCGTCTCGGGCGCCATGAACGCCGTCCAGGGTAACGTCACAATGTTCTTTGACACCTTGCTCATCCCTTTTGTGAACGTCACATCCAACTTGACCGTCAGCGGCCAGGCGAATCTCGTCAGCTCCAACTTGGTCACGGCTAATGTAGGGACCCTTAACACGGCGTCAATTTTGGCTACAAATTCAAACCTTCTGAGCGCCAACGTGTCCCTGGCCAACATCCAGACCCTCAATGGCGTGTCCGTGTTTGGAACCACCGTCAACGTACAGACCCTGAACGTCCTCACTGAAAATGTCTCGACCCTGAATGCTCTCTCAATTTTCGG